GACGTAAGTATAATATTACTCGTAAGGATGTGAAGTTGTTTAGACAACAACCTAAGCCTGAGTCTATGCTTTCAAAACATAAAATTTCGTATGCGAAGAATGCGCAGCGAGTTTTTATGGCATACAATGACGGTGTGCCTGCCTCATCGGCTACTATAATTAGCGATAAGGTTGTTGTTCCCCTCCATTCCTTTAAGGAGGGGGCTGCTGTGTCATTTGCAAACAGCAGTACGTCATTCAAAGTACGTGGTCCATTGATCCCAATAGCAGAAGATCTTGGTGTTTACCTGACCTATGGCGCTGTTAAGTGCGCTGGGTGGACTCTGCGATGTCCCGGAAATGAAACTGTGGTCCATCTTGGATACACAAAGCAAGACCAACTTGAGCCAGAAATGGCAGTTGGCCATGCAAGTTCTGTAGGCTTGCATGATGCGCCCACTGATTTTGGTGATTGCGCAGGACCTGTTATCTCCGCTGTGGATGGAGCCCTTATTGGCTTCCACATTGCAGGAGGAGATCATGTTAACCGGTTTGTGCCGGTGACTGAGGAGCTTAAGGACCGGCTGAAGGCCGATGCCAAGACCCTCAACAGCATGCTTTTTCATTGACGCCCCCAACCCCTTCTATGCTTATGGAGCAAGGAGAGGAGTTTTGGGGGCGGTACCCTAAGGAGTTTTCCGAGGGGATGAAGGGCACTGCTATGATCAGTCCATTACACCAGAAATGGTTAAGTCCAAGGTACTTTCCAGTAGTAGGTTCTGTTCAGAAGAAATTCGTGGGCCGAAACCGCAGATCACTAGATATGACCGTGGCACAGTTTGAGTCTGAAGAAGACAAGATTGTAGACCGTACAGGTTGGGGGTTGCCTAAACCCAACCGTGAGGCCGCCTTCATGTCCCTGGCTAAATATGCTAAGGATGTTGAAGCTTTGAATCCAAAACAGGTTCATGCCCTTAATGGTGCGGCTCAAATGATGGAGCGCCATTTTGGCCCTTATATGGCCAATTCCAAGGTGAAAGAAATGACCGAGGTAATCGACAGTTTGGATATGTCGACAAGTCCCGGCTTTCCTTGGACAAGGAAGTACCCTACAAAGCGCCTAATGTATGACAATTGGAAAGATTTTGAATCGTACATGACGGATGACTGGGAACGGCTGAGAAATGAAAATTATACAGCTATTTTTGGAAATTCGTTGAAGGAAGAGATAAGGCCAGCTGAGAAGTTAGCGGCAAACTCTATAAGGACCTTTACGGCGGGTCCGATTGAGATGACCATTCATGGCAACCGTCTGTTTCAGGATATGAATGAGAAGTTTTATGCTTCTCACATCCAGTCAGCAAGTGTTGTTGGTTTCTCCCCTCAGCGGGGGGGTTGGGATAGACTCTATAGGAAACTTAAGAGGCATCCCAATGGTTTTGCTCTTGATGAGTCCCAGTATGATTCTTCGCTACGGAACTATTTAATGTGGTCGTGTGCGCAGTTTCGCTGGAACATGCTTCGGGTAGAAGACCAAACTCCAGAAAATTTGGAGCGGCTCCGCGTTTACTATCGGAATTTAGTGAACACGTTGATTATTACGTCGGACGGTGTTTTTGTCATGAAGCAGGGGGGGAATCCCTCTGGCTCTGTTAATACTATTGTTGACAATACACTGATTCTTTTCATGTTGCTTGCGTATGCTTGGATAATGGTGTCTCCTGACACGCATTGTTCATACCAGGATTTCATGGACCATCTTTCCCTGGCGCTTTGCGGGGATGATAATACTTGGAGTGTCTCTGATGAGGCACTTCCCTTTTTCAATGCGAGAAGCGTGATCAAGGAGTGGGCTCAGCTCGGCGTTACAACAACGACCGATTCTTTGGATCCCAGACCAGTTGAGGAGTTGGATTTTCTTTCATCCTTTACTGTGTTTATTGATGGTGTGGCTGTACCGATTAGCAATCGGGAGAAATTGCTTACTTCGTTACTGTATACCAAAGTACCGGAGAGTCCATCATATACGCTCACCCGCGCTTCTGCTCTTTTGCGCGTTGGTTGGACGGATCCCCAGATGAGGGGGTATCTGCGTGAGCTGATTCAGTGGATTGTGGTTCGATACGGTCCAGTGATGCAGGGTGATCTTGAGTGGAACCTAGCACTGAGTCAAATTCCTACGGAACAAGCTCTTAGGGAACTGTTCCTTGGTGATCGAGGAGTGTTCTTAATGAATAAACAGGGAATGAGGGATATAACTCCTGAAAAGGCGTCCCACCCATTATTCCGAAAGCAAGAAAGATTAAGAAGCGGAATAAAATTTCATGAACCGTCAGAATCAATGGCAACAGGAAAGAACATACGAATTGTGGCGCAAGCAGGCGCTGGAAAAAGAAAGAGAAATCGCAACCGCAAGAATGGCCGAAAAAGTCAGCGAGTTGTCGTCGTTCAAGCCCGAAAAGGACCCGGAAAGAACGCAAAGCGAAAACGTGCCCGGCGCGGGGGTGGAGGTCAAGGCTTCAACTCTGGCGCAGGGTCTTCTATGCTCTCTAATGTGAGAGGAAATAGACCCCGTGCTAAGAGATCTAGCACGGTTGAGCAGGACGAGTATATTGGTGAGATAAATGGCTCTACAGCCTTCACCGCGACGTCCTACCCATTGAATCCTGGTCAGGTTGCCACTTTTCCGTGGTTATCCCAGGAGGCAAAGCTCTGGGAGAAATATCAGTTTGAGCAACTTGAGTTTTATTATAAGACCGAGCTAAATCAGTTCTCCGCACAAGCAGTTGGGAAGGTTATCTTTTCAGCTGACTATGATGCTTCGGACTCCCCCCCTGCGACTAAACAGCAGGCAGAGGATTCTGACCCCCATATGGATGTTGCTCCATATCAGACCATGGGTCTGCGTCTTGACCCAAGTGAGTTGGTCAATGGAATGAAGGGGAAGTATGTCCGCCCAGGAAATCTTCCTGGTGCAGCGGACATAAAGACTTATGATGGGGGTAACTTCATTGTGAGCACGAGCGGGC